GCCTGGGCGGCCTTGCTCTTGCCGACCTTGCCAAACAGGTTCTTGTTGCTGATCAGCTCGGCGCGGACCTTGGCTGACAGTTCAGCCTTCTCGATCACCGATGAATCCTTCAGCCATTCGCCCATGCCGGTGATGACCCCCTGGTCGGCATCAGCCACCTTTGGGGCTGAAGACGCCATCTGGACCAGCTCAGCAAAGCCACGCTCGCTGATGTCCTTCTTGACTCCCAATTCAGCGACACGGATCATGTCCGCTGGGTCGAGACCACTGCCACCAAGAGCCATGGCGCGGCCCATGACTAGCTCGCCATTGATTGCCTGCTGGAATAGGCCGTCGGGCAGCCTGCTTAGCGCCAGGCCAGAGGTGCCCAGGCCAGATTCCAGGGGGATGCCAGCAGCGTCAAGGCCAGCTGCATCCTTGATGCCCAGCTCACGGATGATCTTGGCGGCGTCAAAGGCCGTGCCACCGCCAGAGGCGATATTGGCCTTGGCCCCAATGAGCCTGGCCTCCCCTGCGGTGTTGGCAAAGATCCTTTTTGTTGGGATTGTGGGAATGCCAAGCTCTTGCGCTTTGGCCAACGAATTGTGGCCATTGACCATGTAGGTCTTGCCATCTTCTGGGTTGTCCCAGATCAGGTTTGTCTGCTCGACCTCGGGATTCCACTTGGTCACGCCCTCGAGGGAATTGCCTTTTTGTTGGCCCTTGGCGTTTACGCCGTCTTTGTATTGAAGGAGTGGCGCATTGACCGACAGGTCCGATGTCTTGCTCATGCCAGAGCTGTTCATCGCCCGGCTGGGGATGATCGTTGTCCCCTGCTCCTGGAGGATTTTCAGCCCATCAACGACATCAGTCCAGGTGAACTGGTCGTAGCTGCGACCCGTCATCTTGCTGACGATGTCGAACAGCTCCGGGTTGTTCGCAGGAGAAGCCAGCGAAAACAGCGTCTGGTTTGGTAGCTGCGACCACTGGTCCTCCCAGGGCACCGTTGGTGTTGCCAGGTTTGCGGTTGGGGCGGCCACCATCTCAGTGGTCAGGCCCTCTTGGGGCTGGAACCCGGCCTTCTGCTCCGTCAGCTGGCGCTCTAGCTCAGGCAAGACAGGGCCAGTGCCCTGCGCTGTCGCCCGCAGCTGCTCGTCGTCCAGACGGTCGGCAGCCATGACGGCTGTGTCCACCTCGGGCAGCTCAGGGCCGTAGACCTCCTCCTCAGCGGACTGCCCCTTGGGGCCCAGCAGGGCGTCTTCTGCCTGCTGCTGTGTCGGCGGTGAAGCTACGGGTGCTGCTTCAGTCGGCGCTGCAGCAGGTGCCGCTTCGGCTGCTGCCGTAGGGGTGGGCTGCTTGGCTTGCTCAGTGAAGCCGTAATCGCCATCGGCCTCGTTTTGGAGGCCAGCCTCCTTGGTGAAGTTGCGGGCATTGGCTACTTCATCTGCAGCCCGGCCCTCGGCCTGGCGGCGGCGCACATTGTCAAAGCCCTCCAGGCCCCTGCCGATTGCTTTGGTGGCGCCAAGGAAGCCAAGGCCCATGGCGATCTCAGCGCCCGCATTGGGGATGAGTGACTTGCCCAGGGCCGACACCATGTCGTCCTGTGGCTTGACCGCCATTGGGGCATTTTCCCCAAAGACATTGGCCACATTGCCCGTGCCCCGGTTGTCGGTCAGCGCCGTTGAGACAAAAGACTCCGTGCCAACGCCAGCGGTCCACCGCAATGCCTGCTGAGCAGTAGGGGCCAATGCCTTGAAGGCACCCGTGGTGAATGCCGCTGCAGGCACAAGCCCGTGGGCGACGTAGCCGCCAACAACGCTGGTCGAGGCCATCTCCCCCATCTGCTGCCAGAACAGGTCCTCTGGCCTGCGCTGCTCGTCCTGCTTGATGCCTAGCACGTCCTTGCTGAGGCGATCTGCCTGCTTGACGAAACGACCGACAGGGCTCGACTCAGGGTCTGCTGGTTTCCACCCATTGGTGGCACGTTGAGCAGCATTGATGCCCAAATTGGCCACCGTCTTGACCGGCTTCACAACACCCCCGTAAAGAATGTCCCGCTGGACCGGGGAAGGGCCCGCAAGTTGCCCCTTCTGGTTCATCCAGAGGTTTGGGCCAAACATCGTCCCGTAAGAGGCACGGGTGTAGCCCCGATTGATTTGCGCTGCCTGCTTCGCCAGGGCCCGGGCTTCGTTCTGAATGCCTGCGGGCGTCAGATACCAGTACCAGGGATGCGCTGGCTTTTGGGTCGCCTTGGACTTTGCCTTGGCGCCTCCCTCCCCAACGACTATGGCGTTCTCTTCTTGGGCTACGCCCCTGGGAGTTGGCATCCTGTGGCATCAATACGCTTCACCTATTCCAACGCATTCCTTCGCTGTTGTCCGGGGGTGTAATTATCCAAGTGGCGAGTAAGTGGCCCAGCCGCCCAGTGCAGCTAGCTGGGGCATTGCCGGGACCATTGCCGCATAGGCGATGGAATTGTTGAGCAGAGCCGCCTGTGACATCAGTTTCTGTCTTGCTGCCTTCATCTCAGCCGGGGTCCACTCGTCCTGCTTGTAGTTGGGGTACATCTCCAGCTGACGCTGCAGGAAGTCATAGGCATTGGGCGCCTCCGCATCACGCCAGGCCCGCTCAAGCTTCATTGGCAAAGGCTTGCCATTCATCACGTCAAAGAAGGTCTGGCGAATAGCAGTCAGCGACAGCACCGGCTTGGTCTGGTACTGCACCAGCTCCTGCCGCCGGTTGGGGATGTCGTCCAGCTGTTTGATGTCGTAAGTCAGTGGGACAGGCTTCCCGCCATTGGGCTTGGGTTGCCCGTCAGGGCCCACCGGCTGATATTTCATTGTCGTGCCCGGATCCACCGATGGGGACTTGGGATAGGCCGCGCTACCGGGGAAGAGGTACGGCAGGGAATCCTTGTTCTTGCCGCCGTACTCGTCGATGGCCTGCTGTGAAACAGCCCGCACCTCGCTCTCGCTCAACTTCCGCTGAAGCTGGGCCTCCCTGGCCCTGATGCGGTCATTGATCAAGGAGGTGTAGGCGGCCCGCTGGCGCCGCTCAGACTCGACTCGGTCGGGCTTGGTGTAATCAGCCCTGGCGTCGTAGTTACGCTCGATCCGGGCGGTGATGTTGTCCTTGATCACCTTGTCGCGGATTCCTGAGTAGCCGCTGAAGTCCAGCACCTCCTTTTCCTTTTGCTGGATCTCATTCAGTGCGGTGGCCTGAAACTGTGCTGCCTTGGCCGGGTCTCTGATGGTGGCCGCCAGGGCCAGCACCTTGCGCCGCTCAGCAGCGGCATCAAAAGCACTGCCCTGCAATGTGGCCAACCCGCCCAGGTAGCTCCTCCCCACGTTTGGATCGTCCTGCTCAAACAGCAAGTCGGAGTTCAGATCATTGGCCTCCTTCCAGACCTTCCTGATCGCAAACTTTTCCTGGTTGCTTACAGGCGGCATTCCCCTGGCGCGGCGATCCTCGTTCTCTTTCAGGATGAAGTTGTTTAGGGCTATGCCACCTGCGTCGTATCTGGCCCTCCCAGGCATCATTCCTGCCGTGGCCTCGGCAATATCAGCTCCAGCGCGGTCTCCCACATCCTTGGCCCTGTTGGCGCGATTGGCGTAGCCCGCCTGCTCGTACTTGATCTGGGAGTCGATTTTGGTTTTGCTGTATCGCTGCTCCCAGCTCTGAAAAATCTGCTGACCATTGGCATCAAGAACAGGCTTGCCGTCTGCCCCTCGCAATGGCTCCGTTGTCTTGAGTTGGCTAAGCCAAAAGCCAAGGCCAGCGCTTTGGTTGTAGTCGGCTTGGGCCCGGAGGATTCCATAGGCTTCCTCCTTCCACTTGCTGGCCATGCCACGCATCCCGCCCTGGGCCAGGAAGGCTTCAGCCTCATCGTTGATCTTCTGCCCCAGCGCTTGGCTGAATAGGGCGCCATCCGCCTTGGTAAACGTCCTGCCCTTGTAGTCGAGCGTCCCGGTCTTGTTGGCGACCGTAAGAGTGTTGACAATCAGATCAGACAACTCCTGCGGCTTGGTCTGGTCAAAGAACTTCGCCCGGTCCTCGAGCATTGCTTGAGCCACGCGCTCACTGGCCTTCTCAATGGCTGGCGCCGTGTACTTCTGGAAGCCATGGCTTTTGTCATCCACCCCGTACTTGCCGGTGACCTGGGCGATGTACTGCGCCCTCACCGCCTGCAACGCTCCATAGCCTTGGTCGGGTGCCCTGTAGTCAATCTTTCCCGAGTTGCTGGCGACATACCCGGCCATGCCGGACTCAATCTCCTGGCCTGCTGCCTTGGCCTTGCCACGCTCCCAGCCCAGCTGGGTGTACGGGTCGAGGACGTGCATGACCCAGCCAGCCTTTGGGTCCTTAGCCCCCAGGGCACGGTTGGCGGCGGCGTACTCGAGCTGGCCCGCTTCGGTTGACTGGTCGTTGGCTGCCTGGGCCCGGCGGACAGCCTCCTTTGCCTGGGCCTCGCCTTCGTTCATCCGCCAACCGGCGTAGGCCAGGCCAACGGTTTGAGTTGCCTGGGTCAGCTCCTTCATGAATGGCCCCAGGGCCTCGGCCAACTGGGCGGAGCTGTTGTAGCCCTGCACGTTTGGCGTCCCTCCCGTGCTGATCGCATTCATCCCCTTTGGGGTGCCGAACGCCGGGGCCTGCACGGGGGCGGCGACCTGGATGTCGGTAGGCCGCAGGAAGGCATCGACCCCCCTGGCTGCTGGTGAGATTTGGCCTTCGGGAAGATCCTGTGGCATGGCTTATTTGATGGCTGCTTTGGTACTCATGTAGGCATTGACCCCGCCCAGCAGCGCGGTGCCCACGCCAAGACCAACGGTGCTGGCTGGCGCTCCTCCCTTCATGGATGGCGGGGGCGGCATCATCAAAGAAGGCAGTGGCGGGAACGGGGCCACCGGATCGACGTACTGGGTTGGCTCGTAGAACTGCTGGCTGTTGTAGGCGTTCAAATACTTGGTGATGTTCCCGAGCTGATCTTTCCGGTACTGCCGCTGCTCCAGGCCCTGGTTGATCTGCATCAGGGTGTTGTAGTCACCGGCCTGCCTGGCGAAATTGGCGACATACCGATCAGCAGTCCTGCCCTCCTGCGCCATTGCCTGATAGGCCGACGACTGCTGCAGCGCCCTGTAGGCGTACTGCTTCATTGCGACTGCCTCCTGCATCCCCCGCTCCTGCAACTGGTTGGCGGTGACGGCGGCATTGATCGCAAAGTCAGTGCCAGCGCCAGCACGGGCCTGGCCAACCCGCTCAGCCTGGGCAAGCTCCTTGGCTAGTTCGTAATTCCTGAGCTGCCCCGTGTAGGCCAGGCTCTGGTTGTATTGGACCGTCTCTCCCCAGTATTGGTATTGCTGGTTTTGAGTGGTGATCTTCTGGTTTATCCCAGCCTGCCACTGGTTGAACTCTCCAGTTGCACTGGCATAGGCGCTTTGATTCAGGTAGTCCTGCTTCTTTGCCCTGTCAGCGGCGATGCTTTGAAAGATGCCGCCAATGGCACTGACGCCACCAACTACGGCTGATACGGGGTCAATAACCATCAGGCCCTCCTCTCGAAGTAGCAGAACAGCTCAGAAAAAGGGCCCATGGGTGCTGCCGGATGGATGGTGAACCCAAGGGATCGGAGCCAGACCATGGATCGCTGGTTCTTGTTATAGACCCAATTATGAAGGTGCCCCCAGTCATCCATTAGCCCATCCACCCAGATTCTTCCACCCCTGATGAATTGGCGGGTGTTGGCCGAGGTCTCAAACAGGCGATCTGTGGCCAGCATCCAGATCAATCCGCCATGGGCTGCGGGCACCACGCCGCAGATGGCAGCAGGGGTGCCGTCGTCCAGGCAGACAGCCTTGGCCACCGTGCTGGCTCCCCAGCTCTCCATCACGCACACCTCACCACTCAGGCCATGGCTGGCCATGACCTCCATCTGATCAGCCTTGCGGAGGTGTTGAGCAACGTGCTTGGTACGGTCCTCTGTTGCGGTCGCCCACCTCATTGGAGCCCCCGGGCCTTGCCACTGAGGATCGCGGCCCATTCGCAAGTCGAAAACTTGCACGGGTGGGGTGTTGAGTTTCGGATCTCCACCAGGCACTGGTTGCCACGGCTCATGATTGGGATGTTGAACACCCCCTCGTAATACCGCTGGGCATCTTCGTCGTCTGATGCCGCCTGGCCGATCTGGCTGTCCCTAACGGCAAGCACTGTCCCGTCAAAGATGTACTTGCCAGGGGCCCGGTACTCAGGAAACACATGGATCTCGAAGTACCCGGTTTCGTGATAACGGAGCTTGGCGCTCCTCACTTGGGTGCGCATGTAATTGACCGAAGCCTTGCCGCCGCCCATCTCCTTCATGTACTTGAACCGGCTGAAGCGATACCGGAACTGAAAGGACTCCCCAAAAAACACTTCAGCGGCAGACCAGTCCCCCCTGGCCACAAGCGTGTTGCCTGAGCTGGCACTGGCCAGCAGCACCCCGCCGACAAACCCTCCAGAAGCCGAAGGGGATGTTGAAGACTGAGTAAGAGCTGACCACGCCTCAGTCGGCGCCAGCATCGTGAATGGCAGGGTCCAGCTCGTCTTCTTGGTGGTGGCGTTGTAAGTGCCTGGGGCAACTCGCAGAGCGGTCGGCGTGTCGGTTGTGGTGCTTATTTCCCGGTCCAGCAGCAAGGGATAAACGCTTGTATTGGAGCGGTCCTGCACAGGGATCAACTCGAGAAACACTTGATTGCCCTGCTGGAACAGGCAGTACAGCACCTCTCGAATGCAGATGATCTGCAAAACCTTGCCCTTGAACTCCCAGTAGCTCCAGCTGCTTTGAGCCCGCTCAGCACCGTTGCCGGTGTTGCGGAAGAAGAACTTGTAGACGTAGATCCGGTTCTCGTAACCGGCTTGGCTACTAATGAAATAGGCGGAATTGCCAGTGTCGTTTACCGCCGCTTTGTAGACACCTCTTGGGATGTAGGAAGAGACATAGCCAGTCAGGTCTTGGGTGTCTGCCGTGAGGGCCGTGCCAGCGCCACGGAAGCTGAACTCACGGAACTGAGACCAGCCGCCATTGGCCTGGCAGAACACAATCCCGCCGCCAACCTGCTGGGGCCGCAACAAGGGGTCCAGCTCGTACTGGGTCAGCACCGTGATCTGCGCTGTCGCAGGGGTCAGCACCGTTTCAGCCGCGTTAAAGCGGAACTGGTACTGGCTGCTAAACAGGATCAATTCGTCCTGGTACGGCACCGCATAACGCAACACAGACACCCGGTTGTTGCTGGCCACCAGATCAATCGGATCGGTGTCGAGCACCGTGGTCACGGTCTCCGGGAAAAACTCAAAGAACTCCCTGGTGCGGCTCAGGATGATGTTCTCGTCGGCCAGCATCACCAACCGGCTCTTGTAAACCGTCAGGTCGTTGATGGCGTAGCCGATGAAGCTGGGGTCTGGCGACGTGTTGTAGTCACCAGCAGTCCGCTGCCCCCAGGCGGGAAGAACAACTCCGCCCTGGGTGCTGCCGTCTGCGGGGCCAAAATAAAACTGCCCACTGGGCAGCCGCACCAGGATGTGCGGCATGGTCGTGGCCTTGATCTTGTACTCAACCCCAGGGCTGACTACCTCGCTCCAGGTGCCCTCGCCAAACGTGCCGGACTTGGGCTTGAACTCGACGTAATACCCGTCGAAGTTGTTGCCGGGGTCGCCCGTGATCTCAACCTGATAGCCCACAGGGGCGATGGTGGGCAACTCGACGAATGCCTGCACCTGATTCAGGATTGCCGTGATGTCGGCATTGGCCCTGGCGTCCGATGCAGCAATCGTCATCGGGCTGCTGGATCGCAGCCACAGCACTGACCCTGAGCGGGTGATGGTCACCGCGCTCACAGATGCCAGCCCTGTCTTGAGCTGCTCGGCAATCTCAGCAGTGCTGATCCGGTTCTCGGTTGTTGTCGTGCCGCTGCTCACCACCGGGGCCACGGCAGTGGTCACCGTTGCTGTCGTGCCATTCAGGAAAAGCTTGTATTCCTGCCCGTAGTTGGCTGCCTTGACCCACACCAGGGCCTCGTATGTACTCGGGCGGGCTGCCTGCGGAGCCAGCGCAGGGTCCATCTCGGTCACCGTGTTGGTGTTGGAGATGAAGGTGTAGTCGGCAATCGAGGAGGCCCTGATCTGCTGCCGGGCATCAGTGACGTTGGTCAGGTAGCCGTAGCCCCCAGGGGTATTCACCGTGTACTGGGTGCCTGCCAGATCAAAGACCTTGACTGCTGTCTTGGTAATGACCGCAAGATATTTCTCGCTGTCATCCCGCAGGATGCTGTGGATGAAGGCATCGCCAAAAGGGGTGTCCGACACCTTGGCTATCACCCTGGTGCCATCCCGCTTACGCAGCCCCTCGGCAATGGATGACACGCCATTGATCTGGATTTCACCCTGCGTTGGATCACGCTGAGCGTCTGGCTGGTTGCTGACCCCCTGAATCAACGAGGGGATGGTGTAGCTAACAAGGTCAGCCAATGACCCGGCCTCCCTGCGTCCCGCGTAGCAGGCCAAAACCAGGCTGGTAGGTGGGGAATGGGTTCAGGCCGCGGCCACCCGTCAGCACGTTGTATTCGTTGTTCTCCAGCTCCATTCGCTGCAGCTCCGTCAGCGCTGCCTGCTCATCAGCTGCCGAGAAGCGCACCAGGGAGTCATTGCCGAGCGTCCTGGCGCTGAAGACCCTGGCGGCCCGCATGGTGGCGAAGCGGTTGTAGGGCTCAGGGCATGAATCCCATTCGAGTAGCCAGACCACATCCGCCTGGATCTCGGTGATGGTGTCGTCGAACTTGGTAGAGCGAGTCTCCTTGTCGTAGACCTTCTGCCCCCGCAACTCAAAGCGCCTGGCCCATTGGTAGGGGTTTGGCACCCAGCGCATCACGTTGGCTGGCACCACGATCTCGGTGGTGGCCACGTCCTTCTGGAAGGGGTAGTCATATTCCGTGTTCCAGCTCCAGCCCTTGGTCTGCCCTTCCTTGTGCAGCTCAAGGATTGTGGCTTCAGCGATCCGGGCGTCTTGCACCTGGACGTTGCTGAGCGAATCGACGGGCATCTCGCCCACGTTCATCAAAAGCGTATTGACTGCCCCCAGGAGGCTGGTCCTTCCTGGGGTGACTGACTGGTTCTGTAGGCCCATCGACCCTTACACGGCTGTGGACTAATGGTAGAGCGCCAAAAAAAAGGGAGCCAGGTGCGCAACCTGACCCCCTTGGCGTCCCTTTGTCCTTTAGGACCCTAGGGGACGACGATTGCACAGGCGGATTCAGCCCGCAGTACGCCCATTCCAATAGCTTGCCTTGCGACCAGCAAATCGGATTGGTACTGGACCCGGAACTCCTCGCCCGTCAGCTGAAGCGAGGGGGAAAGCAGGGTCAGAACGCCAACCGCATCGCGGTTGAAGATCAGGGCCTTGCACTTGCTCAGGTTCTGGGCGTAGTCAGCGTTGTAGTCACCAGCCTTCAGGGTGTAGGCAGGCTGCTCAATGAAGTTGCTGGAGTAGATGGGAATGCCAGCAACACGCATGGCGGTGCCTTCAGCAATGGTGCCGTTGGAGCCATTGCTGCCGTTAAAATCGGTGTTGATCGCCCGGCTGGACATCGTGATGGCGTAGTAGTCATCAGGAGTGAAGACTGCATACATGTTGTCGGTGGGCACATCCTTCTTCTCGAAGCTGATTCGAGCGTCAAAGATGGCGTTCACCAACGCATCACCCTTGGCCTGGCGGGTTGCGCCAGCGGTGGTGTAGTCGGTGCCCAGGGTGATCACCTTGCCCACGCGACCTGTGTTGTTAGCAGGTCCAGCAGGCGAGGCGCCACCGTTCTTGGCCAGAGGCTCCGTCGCGTTGTTGGCGGCGGCAAAGATCATGCGAGCGACACGCTTGTCCCACTCGTAAGCAAGGGCACGGCCCAGCTCAGTTGTGTAGATCTGGCGAACGTCAAAGTAAGACATAAGCTCATCGAGCTGATAGATTGCAGCGTCTGCAATCATCAAGGCATCGAGAGAAATAACCCGCTCATTTAGGTCGGAAGGGTTATTGCCTTCGCCTAAAATAGGTGTGCCAGGTTGGTGATACCTAGCGCTCATCTTGCCTGTAATTGGAAACGCTACAGATTTGCCGCCACGGATATTCCGTTCGCGGGTCTTGCCTTTGAACAGGCAAGCGGTCATGAAAGCGTCGAGTACCTCGGCAGAGCCGAGCTTGAGCATCAGTGCGCGGTCTGCGTCAAGGCCAGTAGCACCAGCGCCCCAGGTGGCGGCGGTGCCTTTAATCTGGCCACTACGGCTTAGCAGGACATCGTTGACAGCCATTGTTTTGAGTGATGAAAAAGTGGTTTTTTAGTCCGCTTGTTCCTTCACTGCCACAGGTTGTCCTCCTGGAAGGGCCTGTCGTTCGGGTTGCGTTCTGAGTAAACGCTACTAGAAAACGTCGCTAACTGACAACAGCTTCTGAACCTTCTCCCGATAAGCCTCATCCACGTCATACATGCGTTGGCCGCGGCTATTCCGTTTGTTCATTGCGTCCAGAACTTGTTGCTGGCTCTCGAATTTGGTCTCGGCTGCCACTTCGCCACCCCCGTAGAGTTTTGGCTCCACCACGGAGTCAGGCGCAGCCACCCGTGCCTGCAGGGCCTTGAGTGCCCACTCGATGGCATCTTTGTTGCCGCTGTCCACCACGGCGTTGTATTTGGCTAGCTCTCCCTGCTCCAGGTTGCTGGCCGCCCACTGGCTCAGCTTGCTGAAGGCAGCGTCGCCGCCGACCATGGCCTTGAGTTCAGCGGCATCTGATTCGGTGAGCCCTGGGGCTTCTGCAGGGGCCGAGCCCTGGGCCTTGGAGACGTAGTTCTCCACCACCTGCCGGGTCACGCCAAACGTCTCGGCAAGGGTGTCGTAGTGCTCGCTGATGTCCTGGCCCTGGTCGGCCTTGAACATGACATCAGCCATGTCGATGCCCTTCTCCTTAAGGGCTTCAACAGGGCCTTCGCCGTAGATGCCCACTGCCTGTTCTGGCGAGTAGCCTTCAGCTGGTGATGGCTCTGGGTCGGCCTCCTGCTTTGGCTGGCCCAGTTTCTTTTCCAGCTCCTGGTATGCCTTGGCCAGGTCGTCTTGCGACCGAAACTTGCCGAGTAGCAGTTCGGGCTCTTGCGTCTCCTGTTCCTTGACGAACTCCTCCAGGATGTTCTCTTGGCCGGGGGCCACCATCCCTTCGATGCCTTCAGGGGTGGTCAGTTGGGGGGTCGTGGTCATGCGGGTTGTTGGTCAGTGGGTTGTTGTTCGGGGCCAGCCTGCATTTGTTGCACGGTGGCCGCGGCTGTTGCCAGCTTCTGTGGATCACCCATTGGTGATGCCATCATTTGCTGTTGCTGGGCCATTTGCTGTTGCTGTTGGGCTTCAGCAGCCAGCTCCTCCTCGGTCTTCACCAGGCCAAGGACATCAATGCCCATCGAGTAGGCCAATCGCTTGATCAGCTCGTTAGGCTTGATGTAGGTAGACAGCGACTCAGGGCCCATGGTTTGGCCCAGGGTGGTTGTAAATCTGACCAGCTGCTCTAAGTCGTTGCCACGACCAACAGCCGCCAGACCCACTGTCATGACTGGTTTGACAAGATCCTTGGGCAGCTTGGGCACCTTGCCCTCACGGGTCAGGATGTCGAGCTTTCGTGATACATAAGGGACTTGAAATTCAGTCGTTAAAATTGAATATATTGACCCCAGTGAGTTCTCAATTTGTAATGCCTGTAATCTGACTTCTTCGGCAGTTGTTCTTTCTGAGTCCCTCACGTCCGCTAACATAAATGCCTGGCTAAGTCTTGCCTCTATTTGTGACTTACCCTGCATGGCAACCGACAGGTCCTGGCTCTTCTGCACCTGGAGGGCCAGCACGTCGTTGGGGTCACCCGTAACAAAGGATCCGTTGGGAGCCCGGGCCAGATCGGCGGCCTTGGTGACACCGGATGGCTTGACCAGAAACAGCACCTTTGCGGATGCCAGAGCGCCTTCGGCCACGGCCTGAGACAACACCTCAGCGGTCTGCAGGTCAGCCAGGGCGGCCGACTCGACGTAGCTAATTCCGTAGGGTTGGCCGTCCACGCGGGTCATGCGCAGGGCCAGCCAGGGGCTGATGTCCAGCGGCGCCTTGCCGTCAGTGCCAGGGATCTTCTTGCCCCTGACTTCCTGGTGCCAGGTGACGGTCTTTTCGCCCCACTCGATGTAGGTGTAGAGCTTGACGGTCTTCTCCTGTTTCTTCCCGGCGACGGGGTCCTGGTCGTCCAGGATTCCCTTCAAGGCATCGGGCTCATCGCCTTTGATGATGTCCTGCACCTTCTTGGGCAGCTTGTAGATGGGCAGCTCCTCGCAGACCACTGCATCCAAGGGGTTGCCCATGGGGTCCCTGGAGCAGACGTAGCGATTCAGGTGAAATACCCGCAGCCCTTCAGTGCCGATGTAGAGCAGGGCGTTGCCTGAGACCAGCAGATGCAGCAAGGCTTCGTGGAAGACCACCCGGTCATTGCTGGTCTCAATGGCCTTCAGGACTTCGCGCTCGATCTTGCTGAGGGCAGTCTCAAATTCGGACTTCTGGTCTGAGCCAACGCCCTGCTGGGCCAATGCCGCCTCATCTAGCGAGAAGCGGAAAAACTGCTGCGTGGGAGGAAGAAGGGCAAGCAACATGCGACTTGCCAGGTTCAAAACGCCGCGGGCGCCGATGCCATTCCATGGCACGGGGTACGACTCCCTAGTGCCAGCCGTTGGCTCATTTCCCTCGGGAATGAGGTAGGGGATAGTCAGCCTGGAGGACGTGCGGGCCCGTTCCAGGTAATAGTTGCGGTCCCCTTCGAGGGTGCTGTATCGCTGTTGAGCGGTTGGCATGACTAAATAGCGACGTTTGCGCCAGCACCAGAGCCGGACTGGGTTGATCCGATGCGCAGCCCTGAGCTAGGCGCCATTCGGGAAACGGCTTTCTTGCCTGCCGGGGTGGCAGCGGCAGCCGTTGGGCCTTGTTTGGCTTGCTGCTTGCCAAGGATTTGCAACGACTGGGTGACGGCTGAACCGGCAGTGCGAATGCCTGCCAGCCGTTCGGTCTGTTGGGCTTGCAGTTGCGTGGCCTGGGCTTCTTGCTGGGCGACGATTGCCGCCTGCTGGCGCTCCATCTCAACGGCCTGCGCCTGCTGGGCCTTGAGGATGTTTTCCCGTTCGGCGGCCTGGGCGGCTAGCTGGTCCTTGACCTGCTGTCTGCGTTGAAGCTCAGCCTGCGCTGCGTTGTATTCCTCCAGCTGGCTGTCGTAGTTCTCGTTGGGATTGGTTTGAAAAACTTGGTAGCCGCCGTAGTCATTCCAATAGGTAATTTGATTTCCGTTTTCATCCAGCACGGGGTTATCCCTGGACGGTGCTCCCATTCCTCTAAGCTCGTCGTCGGAACGGTTTTCGATTGGGGTGTAGCCGCCTCCTCCGCCTCCTCCGCACATAGTCAGACTCCAATGTTGAGGCCAGTGCCAGCAGAAGCAGGCGTGGCAGCGGTGGCAATCTTCAAGTTGTTCTTGGGCTTCTCTTTTTTGGTTGCTGCAGTGGTTGTTGCAGCGTTAACTGGTGCATCCGTCTGCATCGCAGTGGCTGCATAAGCGCCGGTCTGTTGAGCGGCAGCGGCAGCGGCAGCGGCAGCTGAATCAGACGCATACTTCGACTGAAGGTCAGTGGTCTCCTGGTTGGCCTTGTCGATCTGAGCCTGCAGTTGGGTCTTGAAGGCCGACTGCTGGTCGGCCATCTGCTGCTTGTAAAGGTCCAGCGATGCCTGACTGGCTGCCAGATCTTCAGCACTGGGGCCCTGGTAGACGATTTGTGGGGCCTGGGGCCTTGATCCGCACATGGTTGCTCTCCTAGGTGATGTTGAGGCCAGCGCCCTGACCCATTCGGCTGGTGGAATCCAGCCCAATGCGCAGTGCTGACTTGCCTTTCTTGGTCTCAATGCCCCGGCCGCTGCCTACGACAGGTGCAGAAGCCGACTTCTCAGGGGGTGGTGTGCCGATCAACGCCGCCATTCGCATGGCCTGAGCGTTGGTGTTCTCGGCCAGAATTTTTCTCTGCTCAACAGATGCACTCAATGCCTCCTGCTTGGAGGACATGGCAGTGTTCAGCTGTTGCTGCATCAGTTGCGAGCCGCTGTTCATCGCCTGGTCGATTGCAGATTTCTGCAGGTCGAACTGGCGGTTGTATGCCGCGTAATCGGGAGTCGTGATTGTTGCTGGTGATCCACCTCCTCCGCACATCAGAGACCCTCCGAATCAAAAGGACCGTTCTCCTGTTCTTCCAACTTGGAAGCCAGCCAACGCACAACCGACACCTGCCCAGCCCTAAACCACACTTCCCGGTCTGGGCAGTCCAGATCTGGGGCTTGGTCAGGGAATCTGGTGGCCAATACCGCCACCAAACGCTCGCTAATTGGTGGGATGGAGACCACGACAGGGGTGTAATGCTCGCCCTAGCCTACTGACATAGCTCAGTGGGGTACAGCCCTCCACCCTTGCAGCAATGGCAGACCTTCAGGAAAAGCTCGGACTCATGCACGAGGCCCTGATCGAACAGGTCCTGGAAGACTTGCAAAACGGTGATCGCAAAGCCAGAGCTGAGGCAATGGCGCTCCTCAAGCAGAACAATGTGACCGCCGTGGCTCAAGAAGGCAGCACCCTGGCCAAATTGGCAGGAAAGCTCGACTTCAGTTCCATGGAAGGCAAGGTTGTGGAGTTCAAGCGCCCACCCGCAGCCGGGTGACACCCCCATGGGCCCTGCCGGTAGTGGCCCTTGGCCGCCAGCCTAGGGCTAACGCATCAACAGCAGCGCCGGTTTCATCCAGCCACGCTTCATAGGACTCCTGTTGCAGTTGATCGGCTCGTGATTGCTGGGCAACACGCTGATCCTGGGCGGCGGATTCGACAAAAAAAGCACAGCCGATGGCCAACGCATCCAAACGGTCATCGTGGCTCAAACACCCCCTTTCGGGGGTAAGGCGGCTGGCCTGAAAGAACAAAGACCGGCTGTAACCGTTCTCAGGATCATCGTCTTGCATCCGATAGTCCTGCTTAATCACCTTGGTGGTGACCACCAGGCGGTGCTGCTGGATAATCGGGCCCAAGGTGTCACACAACCGGGTCTCCTTCCTGATGTTGTGGCGCACCTCCTCGATGGTGACGGCGTGTTCCCGCAGCAAGTGGGGCTTGAGCAGGGCAGTGAACATGCCATCGCCCATGTTGGACTCGTTGATGACGTAGTTCACGTCCCATTTCTTGGCCAATTTGGCCAGGAATTGGAGCACCTCATCGGCATAGCCCAGGGTGCTGCCACCGGACTCCAACAAGAAGAAGTTGCCGTTCAATTCAGCGACGACAGCCCAGGCCAGCTCGTCTGAACCACGGCCAGCAGGGTCAATAGCAAGGACACAACGCCAGTGCTCGCTCTTGGGGATCCAGCCGTTGACAAAAATGGGGCGGTGATAGAAGCGATCAGCGCCCATGCCAACGCAGACCAGCTCC